TTCCGGGCTCAACCTCATTGTAAACAATGCGGAGAGAAGGAACTTTATCACCAGTTTGAGCGTCACGACCATCTTTCATTGGGATAAGAAGACCGCTTTCTTTGTAGTACTCAGTACCCGGAGCAACTCCGTAAACTGCCTCAGCGTTGAATGGCAAGTATTTCTTCAGGTGGAAAGTAACTCCGTCAATCTTGATTGAATCGAAGCCATACTTTACAGCTACTTCAGAAGAACCTCCAACAGAAGCCCACATGATTGCACCATTCTGATACTTTGCAAACAAAGCATCGTCAACTACGCTTCTGAGGTAAGAGTCCATCAAGAAATGATATTCTTGAGCACCACCATTGAAGTCAGCAAGACGAGCAAGTGCATGGAAATCGTCGATAGTAAATCCAGAAGAACCAGCGTTCCACTGATAAGTTTGACCACCAGCTTCAACTTGTGGAATCAAACCTGTAGAACCAGTAGCTCCGTAAGGCTTACCGAACATCAACTTGAATTCTTTGTTGTTCATGAAACGACGAACAGCCTCATCCAAACCTTTGTAGGTGTAGTAAGGTTGACCGTTAACTTCAAACCACAACTCTTCGATTTTAGCTCTATCAGTGATGGTAAAGTCTTCACGAATCTCAGTTGTGTAGAAAGTCTTCTCTTCAATCAAACCACTCAAAGTGTCAAATTTAGTAGAAGCCTCACCAGCTTCGCTGATACCACGGAACACCAAGAAATCGTTAGCTGCGATAACAGCGTCGATTTGTACAGTTGCATCCAAAGGAACAATTGTACAAGTGTTGTAGTCAGCAACAGCAGTGATTTTGTACTGCTTTGCGTCTTTAGCGTTTTCAACAACTTCACCAACACGCAATGGGCTTCTGTTAGAGCTCACTGAGTCGTTAGAAATGTCGATAACAGCAGAAGCACCTGCAGAAGAACCACCTGAAACGATAGAAGAAACTTTCACGTTAGCGTGAAGTTTACCACGGCTTTCGAAGTGACCGAATTTCTTAGCAGGAACTGTAGCTTTCATACCCAAAGCCTCAAGCAATTGAGCATAGTTTTGAGCACCATACTTCTCAATGAACTGAGGGTAGTACTGGGGCTTCAGAATTGAAAGGTCAGAAACAAACTGCCGATTCACTGGCACTGTTACTGAACCCGGTTGTAATACTGGCATTGTAATTATTTTTTAATTGTTATTAAAGTCTAAACATTGTATTTACCATCTCATCATAGTCGTTCATATTCGCTGCAGATGAAGGTCTTGGCTGATTACTGTAATCTATGTTCTTCATGCCTTTTAGGATATCTGCCTTTGCCTTAGACACAGCCTGTGTCACCATTGCATTGACTATCTTATCCCTGTTCTGCAAGAAGTATACATCTTCTGCCAACTGCTTGGTATCGTACCTGCCATCCTTGAAGTAACGATTACCATAGAATCCTTCCAAGTCAAAGTCTTTCAACACTCCTTGGAGGGCAGCCTTGTCTTCTTGTGTTAAGTTGTACTTACCGTCAAACTGGACATCCTCGTCCTTATAATTGACGGCAAATCCATCAAAAGCCTTTAAGCCATCTTCGATGCTTAATTCAAACACCTTTCTAGCTTCAAGGTAAGCTGCCTGCTGTTCTTCCTGTTGCTTTGCCAGAACCTGATTGATAGCGTCTTCCGAAACCGGTTCGTTGCTAGCTTTCTGAATCTGACTAAGTATATCTGGAAAATCAATGTCCTTTTTCATTTCGCCCAAAGAATCCTTCGCCTCACGAACCAACTTCTTCAATTCTCTGTTAAGCGTCTTTTGTTCTTTCTCCATTTGCTTCTTAGCTATGGCAATTTCCTCATCCGTCATCGAGTCTTCGTCAATCTTGTTCTCCGCCTTATACTTAGCATTGAACTCCTCTTCAATCTCATCCGGAGTAAGGTCTGGATATTCGTAAGCCATGTGAAGCTTAACCACATCCTCATCACTCATATTGTCCAAATCTGAAAGAACTTTTTGCTCATAAAGCATATCAGCTAAATCTGATACCTCTTTATTTACAAGTTTGTCGTAAATCGTTTTAGAGAAGTCATCCTTCCACTCAAACGTTTTTACTTCTGGTTCCTGTGCTGGCTCGCTTTTAGCTGGCTCTTGCTCAGGTTGTTGTACAGGCTCCTGTACATTTGATTGTACATTATCAGGTGTCGATTGTGCAACTGGTTCTGTACTTGGCTCTGCTTGTGGAGTTGGCTCAGATGCTACAGGTTCTGATTGTACAGGTGCTGTATTTTCTTGCGCATAACCACTTGCATCAAATGGATTGAATGTTTCTGACATGATTGATTGTTTTTACAAAGATATATAATTATACAACAGCTTGCTGTTCAGCATCTTGCTGCTCTTGCTGCATTTGTTGAGCCTGAGCTGCCTGCATCATCTGCATTTCACTTTCCATTTGCTTCTTCTGGAAGTATGCAGAAACAATCTGTTGTAGTTCTGGACTGAGTGGTTTGCCAAGCTCGTAAGACTTCATGAGCACGTCTTGAACGAACTGCTGTTCAGCCAAGTCTTGCTTCATTGTCATCTCCGTCTGTACAACGGTCAACTTTCCTTGACTCTGCAATTGCTCTAGTTGAGCATCTGCCTGAGCCTTTGCTACGATTGACTGTTGCTGCGCTTGTGCATTCATCTCTGAATTCATTCTAGCCTTCTCCATGTCTTCCTTCTGCTTGCGTTTCTTTGCCTTTGCGAGATACATCTCAGCGAGTTTAGTATTCTTGATACTTCTCACTCTGAATGCATCTTCAAAGTCAATGATTCCTGCAGAAAGTGAAGTCTGAATCATAGCCTCTACGAATGCCTTCTCTTTATCGTCAGGCATGATGTCGATTCTTACATCGAATACCTTACCTTCTACGTCTTTGGGGCTCAGGTACTCTCTGTACTGCTGACCACCGTACAATACTGAATCATACAAAAGCAGGGCAATCTTATTGGCCGTTTGCTGGTATATGTTCATGAATGCATCATATATAAAGTCTGTAGCGTTGTTAGAAGCAGCAATCTGCTGTTGCTGAACGCCAAGACCAAGCTTAGGGTTAACGGTTGCACCTTCACGGTACTCGTTTACTCCGATTTCATCACGAAGTCTTTCGAGGTAATGGTTGTAAACGCTTATCAATTCCTGCAGTTGACCAATGCTTGAGCTATTTGGAGCTTCTGCAATAGGCACTGAGTTCATGTTGTCGCCATCCTCTGTTCTTCTTCTATAGTATATATTACCTGTCTGGTCGTAAATCTTTTGAATCTCAAGTGGAGATATGTTCTTGCCTTGTCCGAGACTTATATCGCTGAGTGAGTCAATATCAATAATCAAACCAGAAGGACGAAGTTTAGCAATCAACTGCTGAATCTTCAAGTGAGCCAAAGTCATCTGACGGATAGAAGTCTCCATTCTCTCAGGAAGTGCCATGTTGATGAGGTCTAGATTCTCATACATGTATACACTGTAGCTGAAATGTACTGCAGACAATTCTTTTGCAGACGATGGTTTAATCATGTTCTTGGCAATATCCCACTGAAGCATGATATCTGTTCCCATCACATATACGCCATTATAGATAACGTACATGTCTTTCTTAATCAGTTCCTTATTCTCTCCAAGTCTTTGTGGCTCTCTTTCTCTTCTCTCTACAATGAGATTACCAAACTTGTTTGTCTTTGCTTGGTATATCATCGTATCAATAGACTTAATTTCGAAGTCAATTACATCCACAGTCCAGTCATCATAAGGACGGTCAATAGAGAATCTATATCTCTCATCCCACTTGATATTCTGGTTGAACTGCTTTGCCTTCTTTGCAATCTGCCAAATCATGGCTTCATCAAGTTGTGGGTAGTTGTTTCTGATATCAATAATCTTCATTGAAACAATCTCACCTACAAATGACATATCCCTGAAGTCATCATACTCTGAATACGAGTAGATTAAATTCTCAGGTATAACTCTGCGAATATTTATCTTGCCTGTTGGAGCCACGCTTACTTTGGTTGCAGCTACACCAGTCTCAATCAAGTCTTCTAATATCTTTCTCTTGACTACCTCCCAACCGTTTGTGTAGTTTACGTAGTCAATACCTTTTTCAAAAAGGATTTCTTCTGGGAGTTGATATTCAAGTCCAAAGTATAATTCGAGTTCTTCGTAATCTTCTGGAGTAAACTTACCTTCTGCCATCAGCTTCACACCTGCCTGCTCTTCAATCTGGCGTACTTGGTCTCCAAAGTTCATTCTGAACTCTGCCTCATCTTTGTCATATTGCTTACGCTTTACAGATACTGGGTCAACGGCTGAAGCCTTCGCAACTTCCATTCTCTTCATAAATCCACCAAGTATCACTTGCATGAACTTAGGCGCAATTGCTGGAGCCTTCATATCTAGGTTTACGAATGCTTCTTTACCGTCCACATTCAACAGGTCAAGAAACTCTGACATCGGCTGTCTTCCCCTAGAGAACATTCTGTTCTTTTGGAATTTCTTGTTTCTTCTATTGAAGTATCCGCTATTGAAAGCTCTTTCGATAAACTTAGATATCTTTAAGCCTTCTTTTTCCTCCTTCTTCAACTTTGCGTTGGCAAGGTGAAAATTCAGTATGTTCTTATTTTCCATATTATAGCAAAACTACAAAATGTTAATATACTAAATATTGATGCTAAATGTCTTGATGGGAATAACCGAATATTCCTTTTCCTTCTTAACGGCTTCCACCCCGATACCTGCCAGAAGGCTAATCATAAACGCCACACTCCGGTCAAAAGGAGTTCTGTTCTCGTGGTCGTACTGAAGTAGTTCTTCTAAAAGGTCAGTAAATACAATCTTTTCACAATGGCCTTCAATGTACGTGATACACGTATCCAACTGTCTAGCCATTGCAAATGAGTCTCCAGATGTCACGCCAAACTTCTGTACCGTTCTCCTTCTCATCTTGTCTATGGCTGATTCTGGCGTTCTCATCAAGTACTGCTTGAAGTTCTTGTTGGTAAAGAAATCTACGAAGTCGTCGCCAACGTCGTTTTCGTAGCATGCCTTGTACCCCCAGTATACTGCAGCCTTGAGCATCTCATCATGAAACATAGACTTAAGCCTAGGCCTGTCTACATACTCTGCTATTGGCATACAACTATTGTTGGGGTCTGCAGGGTTTAGTCTTTCGAATACGTAGCAAACACCCATAGAGCCCTTGCCTGATATTACAGAAGACTTGAATGGGTCAATCCCAGATACGTACTTGTGTGCGTTGCCCGGATGACGCTGCCCATCCTTTTCCATAAATGCGTTCTTTTCTGCATCATTTGGTAGCTTATATACAATCCATGGTCCGTCTGGGTCATCTGCAAAGTCAACGGTTCGTTCCGTCTTCCAAAACAATCTCACTCTTCTTAGACCAACACGCTCTTCTTTCAAAAAGTCTATTTGGTTGTATATCTTCTCAGAATTGAAGTAGCACTTCTTTTGGTCAATCATGAACGCCTCGTCTTCCGTAAACGGATTCATCCTTATCTCCTCAGATAGTGCCTTCTTATCTGTAATGATTTTACGCTGATTCATTAGGTACTGCTTTGCGCCATACTCAATCTTCATTCCATACCTGTCAAGTATATACTGCTTTTGGTCTTCTGTGGGGTCGTCAACTATAGACATGCCATACTTATCAATGAATCCCTCATACCCATCGTATGCCGGGCAAAAGTATCTGTAGAGTCCAGTAGCTGTTACAGAGTTACCAAATTGGGAACTTTCGTCAAAGAGTGCCTTGTATGGTTCACCTCCACTTTTTGCATCGTTGGCCGTTGATGGTATCAGGCAGAATCCTACTTTGATAGCACCCCTACCCATCGTCTTTTTTACGATAGGCCAGTACTGGTTTACCGGTACTTCCTTCGGCCACTTACCTGCCTCATCCATCAGCATGGCTGTAGTACGGCCAGAATCGTAGGAGTTAAGTGCGGTATTCTTATAGTTTATTTTAGATTCAAGACCAATGTCATCGTCAAATATTTTCCCCTTTTCACGACCCTTTACCTTGCGCTTGTCTTTCTTTTTCTTGAATACAAGTTCAGTCTTTGTCTCTTCGTCTTCTGCCCTTGGCTTGAAGAACACCGGTAGGTTTCTGTAGCCGTTCATCACCATGTACACGAATGCATCAGATGCGTCCTTACCAGTCTTTGATATGATACCACAAAATGATTTACGATGTGTAATTGCTTTCCACACCAAATAACATGTTGCTTGTGATGTGGCACCCTCACGACGTTTCTTGATACGTATAACACCAAAGCACTGCGGAAGTCTTTCGCAATAGTCTTGAAAGTAGAAGTACCTTCTGTCTACATCTCTATAGTCTGGGGTATTGCCATCTTCTAGCGTCCAGTAGTTCAAATAGAAGTAGTGTAGTCCTGTGATGTATGTCTGTATGCCATTGTTCCAAAACCAGTACCCATCATTTATTTTTGCCCACTCATTTCTAATAAAGTCGGCTTGCTCTTCCGAGTAGATAGCATTCCCGTCTTCATCGAACTCAAGGTCGTCGAATATGTCAGGTATTTCTTGCTTTCTGAAATACTGTTCCTCTTTCTTCTGCCTGAAGTTCCCAATTCTACTTGGGAGCTCTGGAGTTCTGTAGGTTATGCCGTAAATCTGGTGTTCCTGCCTCACTTAAAAATTTATTGGTGAATTTAGCTATCCTATTATACAAATCTAATCCAGTTCCACTTAGCGAGAATATTCTGCGTGCGTCACCGGGTTTTTTTGCAATCAATACCAAGTGACCCCTTTTCATAAGTCTTCCCACAATTCTGTAAAACGGAACATCTGCACCATGATTTGAAATCTCAAAGTCTTTCCTATCAAAAAAGTCGTATCTACCTGCCCACATGATGAATGTATACTCTAGCATGTTTAGCTTGTATACCTCCATTACAGTGTTCATATGAAACATAAACTTCGACAACCCTTTTACCTTGTAGTTTGTTTTGGTAATCTTTTGAAGTGCTTCCCTGAACCCCTTATTCTTCCACACTCCCCTCATCTTATTGCTTCTCTTCTGAATCCTTTCAATGTGGAGGTTCTTTCCGTACACGAGTTGATTGAGCTTGAATATTTTCCAGCTCTGCTTACCCATGTTTTTCTTATGTCTCTCACGCATGTCTTTAATTGCCCTATCCCTTCTTTCAATCTTTTGCCTTGCTATCCTTAATTCTTCTTGAAGTGCTCTGGCTTTCTCTAACAGTTTTGCGTGAGGTGCTTTTGCGCTTATATTCTTCATCGAACA